TATAAGGTTTACCAATCCAGATCTTGCTGAGATTTCCTCAAATTCAGCTTCAGTAAGATTGTCTGGGTCATCTCTCAAAACTACTGGATTGACGCCGTGCATAGAAATCATATCGGCCAATCCGCCGTTCTGGTGGAACCTGCCAGATTTATACGCTGAAATGCGTTTTTTTAGGTTTTTGGTTTGACCAACGTAAAAAACTTTTCCGTCTCGGTCCACCAAGCCATAAATGACGCCATTCGTCGGCCTGCCTGCTGGCATATTGCTCACCTCATCTCGGGCAGTGCGGCCCGGTCGCTCGGCGCATTCTAACGCTTCACCGCCAAATATGCAAACTGTCCGACGCCCTCGCGCTTGCAGAACAGGAAGACCAGCTTGTCGGTCTCTGCTCTGGCAGCCGCGTGGCGATGCAGGCCGCCGCAGGTCTGGCCGACATGGTAGACGATGCGGTCGCCCTTCTGCGCCTCGGCCAGCGCGCGGTAGAAGGCATCCGGCTTCGTCTCGCCGGTGATATAGATCGTGCTGCTCATTCGATGACATCCCCAAAATCAAAATCGTCTTCCAGATCCTGCGGCGCGCGTCTGACCGCCTTCACCTCTGCGCCGGGGAATGCCAGCTTCACCGCGTTCACCAGCCCGTTGCGGTGTTCGTGCAGGGCGATGGCGCATTCTCTCATCGTGTGTATCGCGATGCCTGGACGCTTGGCGTAAGCTGCCGGCCATTCCCTGCCATCCTCGATGATGCCGAAGATCGTTCCCTCATATTCATACTCCCAGATGTCAGGATCGGAAACAGACCGACCGAGGCTGACGGCTTCGGCGTCCATCGCGGTCAGCCCACGCAGACAGATCTCCACCCAGAATTTCGTTTTGTCGGGATCTTGTGCGTCGATGGCGGCGTTCAGGCCAGCCATCGCCTTGCCCCACTTCGCGGCGCTCTCGACCGAGACAAGCTCGGGCAGGCGGTCCACGCCCCACTTGCGATCCATCTCTCTGACAGCCGCGTCGAAGGGTGCCAGCGCGAGGTCCGATTTGATCTCATTGGCCGTCGCACCTTTGTGCAGGATGCGGTCATCTTTCTTCTGGCGTGTTGGTCTCTGTGCCATCGTTTTGCTCCTCTCGTTTTCATTTTCGGGTTCGCCCTTGTTACGGGTAAACCCAGCGCGTGCGCCTCTGCCGCGCCGCTAGGCAGGCGGCAGTGGCGCGCTCTGCGCCGCTGGGTTTACCCTATAGGGCGAAATCACCAGCGGCGCAGTTGATTTGCGCCGCTGGTGCGCCGGTAAAACACCATTTTTAAATCCAGCGGCGCAGTGTCGCATCAGTTGCGCTTTCCCCAATTTTCGGCCTCGGCCTTGGTACGCGCCATGATGGCTTGGTCCATGTTTTCGAAATATCCGAGATGCTTTGCTCGGCCAGTTCCGTCGCCTATTTTGGCCTGCCATTTCCCAGCAGACTTATTGAATGTCACGCCCTTTGAGCCTGACGTGTTGTTGCGCTGGGTTCTCTTGAACCTCTTTGCATCGGCGGTGCCGCGTGCCTTATGCAGCATGATCTTTTCATATGCCGCCGACATTTGCTTGATAGCCATTGCAAGCGGCTCAACCATATCCGCGCCTTCAGAGGCATCGAGAATTGACACCTCCGCCCGCTTGATAGCTACAAGCAAATTTGCCTTTTCCAGATCGTGCATCATGAACTCCATCATGGGGTTTAATTATGCCGCCATGATACACTGGTGCGCCACTATGTCAACAGCGGCGCAAAAGTGGCGCACATCAAAACTGCTCCCCAACACGGCCCACAGGGCGCACACCTTTGCGGTCTTTGCGCTGGCTTTCGGAGCGATATTCGAACTCCTCAATCAGCCCCTTGTCGTGCCACGTCTTGATGATGCGTTTGGCCTGTCCGTCGTTCTTCATGTGGGCTGGATCGTCAAATGCGAACGTCGTGATGACGCGCCCGGCGAAGCGGTCTTTGTCTTGCGGCCTGATGGAGTAATACTCCTGAGATCCGTCATCTGTCCTCGGCCCCAGTTCGATCATCCGCAGCATTTCGTTCACGACGGCATCAGTCATGCCTTTCCATTCGTCTGGCAGGTCGAACGGCACGCAAACCCCGATCCATTCGCCGTTGTCGATCTTGACCCCGATCATCTGGCGATAGGTTGACTTGTCCGCAGGCGGGGCCAGATTGGCCTTGCCATCGTCCACGCGGAAGATGCCCTTGGCTTTGTCCATGTCCACGCCCAGCTTCATGGCGTCGTCCTCTGAGACCTTGTTGACCACGCGCGCAGCCCTGGCCGCCCCGATCAGGCTGCCTGCGCCGCGCACGCTGTCGATGCTGGCATCCTCGCCGTTGCCCTTGCGGATGTGATGGACAAGCCCGATGGCGCATTTGGTCTCGTCAGCCACGCGCCTTATTTCTGCCACAATGGCGTTCACAGCCATGTTGTCGTTCTCGTTGATGTTGTGCGCGCCGACGAATGGGTCAATGAACACGCAGCCGATCTGCTTTTCGGGGATCTTGGCGCACAGGTATTCGACCAGCTTGGTGTTGGGCAGGACGCCCTCGCGTGTCTGGATGCCGAACTTGAGGCTAAAGTCTCGGCCCGCGTTGACGAACAGGCGGCCCTCGACCTCGGCGGGCTTGATCCCGTAATGCCGCATTGCAGCGAGAACCCGGCGCTGGATCTCTTCGAGCGGGTCTTCAAGGTTGACGATCCACACGTTGGTGCGCTCTTTGACTTCCTCGCCCAGCAGCGGGCGGCCTGTGACGATGGCGAGGGCTTCCACGATCTGGAGCGAGGTCTTGCCGATGCCGCCTGCCGATGCCAGCACGCTGACGAAGGATCGAAGGTAATGGTGGGCGTATATCCAGCGGCGCGGTTCGATGCTGGCCTCGTCAAACATATCGTAGAGCGTGGGCCAATCCGGGGCCGCCTCGGGGGCGTCCGGGGTGTCGAAGCTGTCGAGGTCTATGTCATCGGCCTCTGCGCTGGCAGGTGCCTCCTGCGCAGCCTGCGGGGCCACATAGTCGAAATCATCCATGCCGTTCTCGGGCAGTTCGATCTCGGCCTTGGCCGGGCTGATCTCAAGGCCATAGGCGCGCACGGCCTTGTCGAAATCGCCGTCGTGTTCGTAGTGGACGAACAGATCGAAGGCATCGCCCCAGCAATAGGAATTTTCGCCGAGGGATTTCGACTTGCCAACACCAGCGGCGGCGTCCGATCCAGACAGGCTGACCCAATGGGTCACAAAGTTCTGCGTAGCGAAGCTGGGGCTGGTTTGATACCGCGAACGGTAATGCTGGGACGATCCGCGCCGCTCGTATTGGTAGCGGGCGAACAGATCCTCGATGGTGTGGTCAGCGTTGAAGGCATCGACCGGGCTGACCTGATCTGGGAACTTCTGCCGGCGCTCGGCACGCTGGCGCTCACGCTCGGCACGCGCCCGGTCGGCCTGCTCGGCAGCGAGGCGGTATTGCTCGAGCCTGCGGTCGATCTCTTGTCGGATGGCGCTGTCGGCATCCAGACGCAGCGTGCCGGCGCGGATGATGCGGTGTTGGTAGAAGATCGGGGTGAGATCTGGATTGCGTTTGGCCAGCGGCACGTTAGGCAGATAGATCGGCTGCCCGCAGCGCGCCAAAGCGCCGTCGGGGTGTATGCCATTGGCATGCAGCAGATCGAACAGGGCGGTCTGGGCCAACTCATAGTCAGCGCCGGATAGAGCGCCGGCCAGCGGCAGCAGGACGCGCCACTTGCGGTTCTCTGGTGTCGCGCCGGAGGATGAGTAGGCAAGCAGGCTGACGGGGCCACAGACGGCCTCCACGGCGGCCAGCACGTCGTCTAGGCTCGGGTTGCCCCGGTCGATGTCGAGGGCCAGCATACGGAAGGCGCCACGCTCGCGCTGGGCTTCGTGCGATCTGCCGTCGTGTTCACGGTAGGTTGAGGGAATGAAAAAGTCTGCGTCGATCTTTTCTTTCGCCTGCGGTGTGGAAACCATGCGGGCGATGTCGGCCCAAGAAATACCGGGATAAACCTGGCCGGGCTTGTCGATCAGGGTGTGAAAAGAGCCGGGGGCTGTCAGGAAGCGGATATCAGACATTGTGGCCACCGCGACACTTGCCACCAGATATAGACTGCATTAAAGTATTCCTTGTGTTGGGTTGCTCTCACACATCTGGAACCTGCTCCTCCCTCGGTTCCGCCTGCCTTAACTGAACCCCGGCGCGTTGGTCTCACGCCGGGGTTCTTTTTATTGTCAGAACGGGATCTCGTCGTCTAGTTCCTGCTTGATGCTTTCGCGCTTGGCGTCATCCAGCGGCTTACGGGCCTGCTCAAACGGATCGGCCTTGCTCTCGACGGTGTCGAAGTCATCCATGCCGCCGTCGCCGTAGCGGGCTTCTGTGACCTGCACCGCGTCCAGCAGGAGGGAGATGCCGCCGTTGCCATCGGGATCGATCACAGCGACAGCCCACGCGCGCACGGTGCCTTTGGAGCCGCCCCAGAAGGCCAGATCGGCCAGCGGTTGCTTCTGCCCGTCGATGACGGTGGGTGCCTTGTTGGGCGTGCCGTCCTTCTTCATGCCGTTGCGCTTGGCGGCGAACTGGACGATCCCGGTTTCGTTCCCGTGTTCGTCCTTCAGCTTCTTCATGCCGAAGATGGTTTTGAATTGGGGCATCTTGCTATTGCGCGAGCGGCAAGCCTCATAGTGGGCGCGCAGTTCTTCGTAAAGCGGCTTGGCCTGCTCTTTGGGCATGTCGAATGCCACGCTCCATGCCGCGTTGGATGCGGTGGGCGCGCAGGGTTCGCTGGCCTGCTTTTGGGTGTTAAAGCGGAAGGTGCCGCTCAATTTGGGATACTGAAGGGTCACGTTCTTGGCGAGAACCTTGTGGAAGTCATCGTTGTTAGCCATTGGTTTGCTCCTCTCTGGCTTGTGGTCTCAGAAGTCTACGGTTTCGGTGAAAACATCGTCTTCGGTGGTCTCGGCCTGCCAGCGTGGCAGATCGATATGGTTAATCAGTGGCCAGCCCGTTGTGAAGTCGGAAACTGCGGTGGCGTTGCTGATCTTTTGGAGGGTCTGGGTCACGATCAGATCGGCGTGGCCCAGGTAGCGGTCGGTAAGGGCGTGGACACCGACAGCAAAGGGTGCCTCCTTTTCAACCGCGATAAACATGAAGGTGTCGGCTTTGTAGCCAGCGGCACGCAGGGCGCGCAGGTAAAAGGCGGCCTGCACGTCGTATGCGTATTTGCGAAGCTCACGCGGGAAGCCGTCGGGGCTGGCGTCGGTGGTTGTCTTCACGTCGAACACAAGGCCGACCTCGGGCAGATAGCCGTCGGGCCGGCATTTGATTTCGGTGCCTGTAGCCGGATCGATGCCGAAGAAGCTGGCCTCGGCCACGAAGGTCGGATCGGCCAGATACATGGCCGCGACCGGGTGAGCCTTGACGGCATCAGCGATGCGGGCGGCCAAATCAAACTCGGCCTCGGGCAGCAGGATCTGGCCGTCCAGATCGGCCTCAATCTGCGCTTTCTTCCACTTGTCGCCGCGACGATCTTCCGGGCCACGGCGCACCAGGTCGTCTTCCGGCTCTAAGACAAACGCGTGGACGGCTGACCCCATAGCGAAGGCGCTGCTGGGCTTGCGAACCTTGCCCTTCCAGTGGGCCAGTGAGGTTTTGTAAACAGCTTTCACGTCCGAAGACGAGATCGCGGGGTGGGCGTGGTAAGATTGGTTGGTCAGCTTAATTCTCATTTCTTCCTCCATCCGTAGTATGCGATCAGAGCCGCCTCGGCCCTTCCGTCGTCTTTCTTGCGCGCCCAAAGATTGGACTGATCCGGGAACACGCTTGATGCGTATGCTCTGGATGCGTCCTTGTCGGTGGACAGGCCGAAGTGCTTCTTCCACGTCGCTGGCGGCACTTCATTCGTCGGCACGCCAGCGAAGAACAGGCAGGCCTTCATCTCGCCGTAAGCCTGCGCGATGGTGACGGCGTTCTTGATGCCGATCATACGCGGGAAGAATGGCTTTTCGATCCAAGCGCACCGCACGCTGCCGATCTCGGACAGGATCGCGCGCTTTTCTTCTATCGTGCCGGGCATGTCATAAACGCGCACGCTCATGTCGTCACCGTCCATGACAGCGATGGCTCCCGTCTTTCCGGGGTCGATCCCGATGTAGAGGGCCATCAGAGAGCCTCGCCCCTCAACCCGACCAGCATCTTGGCCTGCATGTCGTTCTCCTTGCCGGCAATCTCCCCGCCGCAGGCCAGATAGCCGCAGCCATCGATCCAGTTGTCCGCGTGCGCCGGGTTCGACTTGGCGCGGGCCAGCTTCAACAGGGTCATCATCACGGCCACGTCGTGCGGCTTGATGTTGCGCCCAAGGTGGGCAGACCAGTACGCGGCGATCAAACCGAAGTTTGCCTCGGCGTCACCGTGCGTGCTGGCGCGATCCTTGGTGACGTACTCTTTGGCGGTGTCGAGGATTTCCGACCTGTTCATGCTATCGCTCCATCGGTGATCCACTCTTCCTCGAAGCGCAGGTCTTCGATCCCCGTGATGTCGGCCAGCCTGTGGCGGTAGACCGCCGACGGCACGACGCGGCCCGTCATCCACCTGGATAGACTGGATTTGGCAACTGGCACTTTGTCGGCGAGCCAGCCAAGCTTGCGCCCGTCCTTGGCACACCACTGCCTGATTTGACTTTGAGCCATCATTGGCGCTCTCCCTTGTTTCGATGCTGTAGGCTTATGGTGTAAAAAAAGTTACGTCAAGTGCATTTTCTGGCTTGCGCGG